ATAAAATAAACCTAAGTTAATTGTTTTAGCTTGCGATCTAGGAATCTGAGCCATGTCCGCTACAATCTTGTGAAAGTCGGTAGAAGAATCTGTATCATATGCATCAGCTATCTGATTTACGGAAGGTAATCCAAATTGTAATGCATAGTGTGCAACAAGTCTTGGTTCCTGTTGCGAGTAGTCAAAACAACCCCACTTGCATCCTTCCTCTGGTATAAATAAAGATCGTATCAAAGGACCTGTATCAGGATCTCTTGCTGGAATTTGCTGGAGGTTTGGATTCTGATAAGAGAATCTTCCAGTAACCGTTCCACCATCATCAGATCTAATCTGATTTATTTCTGCATGGATTCTTCCTTTGTGTTCATGTTTTAAAATAGTATCAATAAAAGTTGTATTAACCTTGTTTATTTTTCTCGCCTCTGCTATCATTTGAATTGTAGGGTGATTATGATTAGACAGAAAGTTTTTGGTAAATGATGGAGAGTCAGTTTTCTCAGTTCGTTCGTAAGGCAGGTTTAGTTTTTGAAAAACTTTTTCAATCGATCTTGCAGCCCATATTTGAGTTTCTATTCCTGTATCTAATTTTATTTGGTGGATTAATCTTTCTTCTTTTGTTGTTAATTCTTTCTTCAGTGTATGAGCTCGTTGAGAATCTACTCGAACACCTAGGAATCTCATGTCAACAAGACAAGGAAAGAGATCAGTCTCAAGATTAAAAATATTTTGTAAATCTTTTCCATCTGCATCTGGTTCCATTAATAATTTTTTAAGATGCTGCCAAAGTTTAAAAGTTAGTTCCGCATCTTTTTCTGCATAAGCTCCGACTTCATGAGCTGGTAACTGCCACATATCAGCTTTAGCATCTAGTCCTCTTGACTTAGCAGCTTCAGTTAAAGCTTTCTCACTTTTACCTTCGTTTAAAAAATGCCAAGACAAAGTGTTGAGTGTGTAAGAAAATCTATTTTCATCTAAGAGAGAAGATGCAATCATAGTATCAACGATTAAACCATTGATTTTTATACCTAAATTACGTATCCAGGAAACGTCATACATAGCGTTATGAAAAATTTTTGTAGCAGGACATGCACAAATATCTTTAAACCATTCTAAAGTTTTAGCCCTGTCCATATTGGGTCCCTCTTTGTGAGCGATGGGGAAATACCATTTGTCATTATAAGTTGCAACAGCGATTCCTACAACTTCACCATTACCAATAACAGCACCAGATCCTTTCTTTTTTAAATCTGGATCTCTTGTCTCTAAGTCAATTGCAATTTCATCATGTGATCTTAGATCAGGGTATTCTGTTTTCTGTACCCATTCTGTTTGTGGAAGTATCATTTAGTATCCTTCATTTTTTTAATTTCTAATTCACAGTAATGAATTATCTTTTCTAAATCTTCTACTTTATTTTTAAATAAATACCTGCAAACATATTTAACAACGTTTCCTTGAAAGAACGAGAGATTATTTTTTGAAATAAATTCATAGGGTTGAATTACAAATTTTTTATAATGACTTCCTCCCACCTGTCTATCCTGTGGAAAGGCATCCTCAAATATATTTTTATTGGTCATAGTTGATACTCCTTTATTTTCTTTTTTGCTTTTAATTTGTATAGATTATTTCTTGCTCTCGTGATCCCAACATACCATACTCTATTCTCTTCATCTTGTTTGTCAATACTTAATCTAATTCCTTTTTGAACTTTACTTCCCTGGTGTAAAGATAAAATTACATTATCTTCTTCACCACCTTTTGCCGCATGAATAGTTGACAACCAGATTCGTGCACGTTCAGTTAATTTTTCATCACTGGATATTAAATTTCTTATATATAAAATTTCTTTTTGATCGGCATTAAATATATCATACCATGGAATTTTTTTATCCCATTTTCCATCTGGAATAAATTCTTTAACTTCATTTATTTCCTTAGGTTCCAATACTCCTTCAATAGTCCATTTACTATAAGCCACGGCTGCATTGTATAATCCTACTTTAAAACTTTTCCCTTTATTACTTTGATAATATAAATTTTTCTTTTTTAATTCTTTCATAATCTCTAAAAGATTACTCTTGGTTCGAGTAAGAATAAGCCATTTTCCTGTAGTTAAATCAACTTGACCTAGATTACTAATTGTAGACGCAAGACCCTCTTGCGCTCGAGGGAGGTATTCTTTATGTTTCCTGATGCCTGCTATACGGTTCACTGGTATTTGTGATTCCTGTTGCACGGCTCTTGAAATTCTACGCGAGTACCTAAGCACTCTTTCCTTTGCAGGTTCATTTATAAATCTATTTACATCAGCACCAGCCCAGGCGAAGATAGCTTGATCGTCGTCACCTGCTAAGTATATTTGATCACAATAATCTTTTAATTTATCATATAGTTTCCATTGTAGAGGAGATAAGTCTTGTGCTTCATCAATAAAGACAGCTTTGAATCGAGGCATCTTATCGGTAGGGAGCATCAGAATACATTCAATCATGTCATTAAAGTCTAAGATGTGATTCTTTTCTTTAAATTCTTTTAGGTTTATAGCTATGTGTTTTAATACATCCCAATCAATTTCTTTTTTATCATGTTCATTTCTATCAAACTCTTCTCGTATAGTTGTTCCTCTATTAATAGCTCTTCCAATTAATTGGAAGTAGGGATTATCGCATGTAAGAAAGTGAGTTTCTTCTTCGTTATATTTATCAGAAAAGTTTACACGAATATTTAATTTTTTTCCTAGCTCTTCGTAATGATAGGGTTGCATAACTTTATCTTCAGTTAATCCAAGTAAATGAAAACAGAAGGCGTGTAGAGTTTGAAAGTATGGTACCTTCTTATCTGACACACCTATTCTGTTTCTCGCTTCCCCCGCAGCTTTCTTTGTAAACGCAAAGTAACCTATCTTATGATAAGGTGTTCCAGTTCTAATGTAAGCTCTAACTCTTTTAAGAAGTCTAAAAGTTTTACCTGTCCCCGGTGGTCCGTAAATCTTATGAATCTTTTCCATTGGCTCTTTTAAATGAATCTATTAATTTACCCTTCCATCCAAAATTTCCAATGTGGGTTGTTTCCCCATCAGCCACTCCGTATAATTTAAAACCAGCTCCCTTAAGTAAATTACAGAAATGTACATCTTCTCCCCACCACATTCCATCTTTGTCAAACGTGGTATCCCAGAAGTTATAAAAATAATTATTAGCTTCTTCTGAAATTATTTCTTTTTGTTTCATTTTTAAATGAGGAAGATCTTTCATTAATTTTTCATAGACTCGTCTATGAATAAGAGTCATCCCCGCAGGGCCTCTTACCAATTCTACTAAGCCTTTATTATCAACATTAATATCTTGATGATCTTTAAATTCTACAGAAAATTTTACAGATTGATCTTGAGTTTTTTTTCTATATGGAACGCAGATTGCATCTTTCTGCGCTACAATCATTCTTCCTATTACCCCAGGTTCAAATTCCATATCCGCATCAATAAATAATTGATAATCAAATCCGGATTCTAAAAACATTGCGGTCAATACATTTCTGCCGTATCCTACATACGGGCATTTAAAAGTATTTAAAGTTGATTTAATTTTAGCGGCTGTAAATTTATCCATTAATTTAACTAATGATAAACATGTTGCCACTTGCATCGTATCGTATGCAGGCATGCATACAGATATACTTGGTACTGGTGTCGTCATACTATGTGCTCCTTATCTTCTATTGTTATTTTTTCATCTGGTATTTCTTCTTTTTCTAAATCTGCTATAGGCAGTTTTAAAACTCTTAGTGGTGGGAATGAATCTTTGTTTTCTTTTTTAGGAAATCTTTTTTGACAATCAAAATCTCCTTTAAAGAATTGTTTAATCATCGTCCCTGTTCTTGATCTATCTTTCCCCCATTCATTTCTTCTTATCTCTTCATAGAATTTATCATAATCAAAATAATAAAACTCTTCATCTTTTAAAACGGCGCCACTTTTAAATGCAGCAAATGTTGTAGCCTGAGGTCCATTAACATAATCAATTATATATTTCTTAAGCATATCGATTGGATTAGTTCCGGCTACAGGTTTTAAATTTTCCATATTAGCCCAGAGTCCATCTAAAATTACTTGATACTCTTGATTCTTAATAATAGGTGGAACAATATTTGTTTGCTCTCCAATTAAGTTTCTCATTTCTTTCATTTCAGTAATCTTTTTAATATTTTTTGCATGTACCTGTTTAACTTTGCCACTTTCTAAATTTACATTTATCATAAACTCTGGCTCTGGTTTATAATTAATTCTAATCATACCAGATAACTCTGGCCACGTTGTACTTCTATGACTACCTATACCAAACTTTCTTCTTAGGCAAGTTCCCTTTGCACAATAAGATGAAATAGGGAGATCACTACATTTAAATCCTTTAGTTTCATTCTTCCAGTATTTTATTTTCTCATTAACTTTACTATCTCCCCAGACGTCATCATACTCTATATATTTTCTCGCCGCTTCTAATACTTTCTTTTCCCAGACCTCTGCAAATTTCTTTTTAGCAAACACCATGTAGTTATA